TGATGTGTCTCCACTGCCGGGTATGTTGATTGTGTTCCCCAGTTGGATTCCGCACTCAGCATTGTGTTATCGAGGAAAAAATGATCGTTATGTTTTAAGTGCAAACAGTCGAATCACTCTGTCATAATGAAAAAAGTTAGCTTTGTGCAGCCTAACTTTCAACAAGGCCCCACTGAAATCAATGCTTATTTCTTGCCATACAGCGTGGGTTGCTTGTGGGCGTATGCATCCAGCATTGACGAGATTTTCACAAATTACACTCTGGGTGAAATTATTTGGAAAAGGGACGACATTGACACACTTAGTAGCACACTGGCACTCAGTGATGTTGTTGCATTTAGTTGTTATATCTGGAACAAAAATTACACCTACTTGTTGGCACAAAAGATCAAACTCAAGAATCCCAATGTCAAAATAGTTTTTGGAGGTCCGGAACCTGCTGTGACAGATACTGACTTTTTTGGCAAACACCCTTATGTTGATTTTGTAATAAAAAAAGAAGGCGAAGTAATCTTTAAAGAATTATTATTGGGCTTGTTAAACAATGCCCAGCCGCGGATTCCTGGAATGTTAATCAATGTTGATAACTCAACAGTTGACACTGGAATTGGAGACCGCATACTAGATCTCAGTATTTTACCTAGCCCGTACCTGACAGGATTTTTTGACAAAATAGTTGCCGACAATCCTGGGGTAACCTGGAACGCAACAATTGAAACCAATCGTGGTTGTCCCTATGCATGTACTTTTTGTGACTGGGGTAGTTTGACTTACAACAAAGTCAGACAATTTCCCCTGGACCGAGTACTGCAAGAACTAGACTGGATTGGCCGGCGTTGTGAACTGCTGTATGTGGCCGACGCTAATTTTGGTATGTTTATCGAACGAGATCAAAAAATTGTTGATCAAATTGTAGATATCAGCAATGAATATCAAGTGACCAAGTACTTTTATACCAGTTGGGCAAAAAATCAACGCAATGAAGTTTTTGAACTTATTAAAAAATTAACCACAGAATCCAAAACTCTCAATCCCAATGGCCTCACAGTCAGTGTGCAAAGCATGGATCCCGGGGTATTGGAAATCATCAAACGAACCAATTTGAAACAGCATAAAATACAAGAAATATTTAAATTAGCGCAGTCTAATCAGATCCCGGTGTATACAGAAGTCATATTAGGCTTGCCCGGCGACACACTGGAATCATTTAAGCGTACAGTATTTTCCCTAATAGAGTCAGACAATCATCATGGCATTGAAATTATTCAATGTCAAGTCTTGGAAAATGCTGAAATGAATCTGTTGCAACGCAGTCTATACAACATAAAAACAGCACCTGTGTATGATTACATGTCTCGCTGTGAAGACACAGATAACCCAACTGCTGTTGAATCAATTGAAATTGTAACAGAAACATCAACCATGACAACTGTTGACATGTTAGAAGCACAGGTCTGGAGCAGTTTTATGCATTTGTTTCACATGTTTGGGTTTTCAACTCAAGTGTCCAAATACTTGTATAAAACACATGCAGTTCCTTACAGTGAATTTTATCAAGACTTGTATCAATACATCAAGCAAGACAACTACCTTGGCAGTTGTTTAAATGATATACGACAACATTATAATTCCTGGATGACTCAAGGTTATCTTGACAATCCGCTGACTGCAACTGTGTCACAGACCGGGGTAAATTTGATCACAGCATTGACTTTGCAAGTGCATATTGATTCTCAGGTTAATCATGTGATGCAACTGGTTGATGATTTTATAACAACCAATTATGAACTTGATACTGTATTACAATCACAATTAATTGCATATCAGCGTCATTGTTTGGTATGGTATGAAAAAATTAAACAATTGCCAACCAAACACAATTTTGATTTTGATTTTCGCGGCTACTTGGATCAAGACACAAATTTAAAAACGCCCACTACCATGCTGTTTGATTTTCCAGAAGATAAAAATATTACATCAAACAAGTTTTATGAAAATATATATTATGGAAGAAAGCGCGGCTTTGGCCGATCATACATGATTAAACAAGCAGTATAATATGACACATCGAATACATTGTTGTACACTGTTTGATATAACAGCCACAGGAGTGCGCAGCCATTATAAAGAATCTCGCATACCTTTTCACGACGACGTTGGAAAAATAATAGAAGACCAGCAGAGTTGGATGCGATCTCGAAATCAACAACGAAATTGGGAAACAATTAATCAATTGATTTCATTGAGAACACTGCCAGAGAATATTTCTACACCTGTATACAACACAGACACTGAGTCATGGGAATTTGAATTTGATGTTGTGAACATTGAATCAATATCATTAAATGACAATCTAGTGGGCGGCTTATTGCGTGATTGCGTTGGAGTACCCATGATACTGGGGTTGACAGAAAAGGCAGAGATCGATAATATTTTAACCACCACGGGGCCCGAAATTAACATTTGGTTCACAGTACTCAAAAGCTAAATATTCGAACGGAGACTGTAATGGCTGATACCACTGACATTGAAAAAAAGAGTCTGGAAGCGCACGTTGAACTGTGCGCCGAACGCTATAAATTACTGGAACTCAAACTAGAAACAGTTGAGACCACAGTGTCCAGCCTTAAAGAAATGATTGTGGACCTACACGGCATGGTGCACAAGATGAGTGAAAAAAGAAATGATCAACTCATTGGCTGGGGCATAGGCCTAATAGGTGTACTGGCAGCCACAGTGGGTTGGCTACTATCTCATTACGTATTCAAATGATAACAAATCAAAAAGTACTGAATCATTTGCAACGCCTGGCAGAAGAGGAATTTCCTTCTCTGCAACAAAATATCTTGATTCCTGTAGAAAACAACTGTTACGAAGTGTTTGGAAATTACTTGATCAAACTTACACACAACAGCGCATTTTTGGTCCATAAAAACAATGTACCATGCGGAGAATTTTCATCCACTAGATCTGCACTAAGCTGGTGCATTGCAGACAAATACAATCAACTGAGTTTAAGGGACGAGATTCTAGTCCTAGATTCTAGAAAAATCATGCTGGCAGCGGACTTGTTTGTCAGGTCCACGCTGGTTGCAGGATTTAAAAATTATACCACACGTTCGGTAGCTGATGGCAAAATCAGTGCCAGACGAGACCGTTTGAGCCAAGTGATCATTCGATTGGACAAATGTGTAAATCTGGCTAAATACTGGCAAATACGAGGATTCAACAATGAAACTGCAAGACCTGGGCGCACGCCGACCAACAGAACAAATCGCTAAAGTACTAGAGAGCCAACACGGCGCTCGTATTGACTTTGATCGATTATCACGACAACAAGCTCGCACCATGCTAGGCAAGGTACGTTCATTGGTTAAAGAACATCGTGACAGTGTTAGTTTTCACTACAGCGAACGTAATCCTGATTACATGAAGCTGGTAATGGTAGAACAAGCGTTGGTTAGCAAACTCAACGAACAACCCACAGTGGGCGGTGTGGCACCTGTTGCCGGCGCCAATCAACCTGGCGCCGCTGGCTCAATTGCCGCCGTCAATCCAGCACAAATGGGCATGCAGATGGCACAGCGCAAAAAGCAACTGCAAGATCAGCTCAAGGCTGCTCAAGAACAAGTTAGAAACATTCAAAAGCAAATAACACAACCTACCCTGGGCATGGCCGAAAGTCGTCGTCGCATTAGCGAAAGCGAAGTACAGCAAGCTCAAGTGGTGTTGGCTGCACAAGACATGGTTGATCAAATTCAGAAAATGATGGAACAAATTTCTGAAATGCAATTTAAAGATCTACCTGCCTTGGTCAACAGCATTCGCAATGACATGGGCATTGATCAAGCCACTAAGTATCAAGCTGATTCAACAGCCGCATTGACAACATTACTGACTTCTATTCAGTCGGGCAAAACACAGCTAGAAGCCGCTCAAGGTGTTCTAACAGGTCAAGCACCTGTTATCCCAGGTGTAGATGCTGGCATAGATGCCAGTGCCGACCTAGACGCAGTTGACGGTGATGCAGGTGCTGACATTGATGCTGACCTAAGCGTTGATGCAACT